CGCGGTTGCGCTCGCTGCCGTTCCGAATGGCGAGCGAGTGGGCAAAAACGTCCTCCGTGTCAGGAAGACTGAAGGGAAACTTTGCCCCTTTGCGGAAGGGCTTCTCCTTCATAAGCGCGGGGAGCACGGCGCCGCTCAACCCGCCCGCGCGCGTTGGGTGCGGGATCGACAAGCCCGCGTCCAGATACTGCTGGAGGCTCACCAGGGTGGTACCGGCGAGCATGCCAATGCGAAACCGCGAATGGCAGAGCGGGCAACAGCCTGCCTTCCAGTTGTACCGGACGGGGGCGGGCATGAGGCAGCGGCCGCAAAACGCGGCGCGTTTCGTGGAGCGGCGCTCGCGGCGGGTGGTGATTGCCACCGAATGCGCCGGCTGCCCCAAGACATCCCACTGCTCCAAGTACCTGTCTACGGGGAGGAAATCGCGCTCCGTCTTATCGATCACGCCCGTTTCGTCTGAGGGATCCACCTCCTCGACGCGTGCCCCGATCACCACTCGGGTACCGGCGAGCTCGGCCCGCCCGCCAACAAGGAGTCCGGCTGCGCGTTGCTCCCAGACGTATTCGCCACGGTTGGGGTCGTCGTGGTCTGGATGCTTGCGATCGTACTCCTCGAGTTCCTGCTTCGTCCGTGGCTCATGGTCGGGCCACCGCATTCGCTGGAAATTGCGGCGGCAGCTCAAGAGCCGGGCCTCGTTTTCGCGGACGACTTCCCAGTCGACTACGACGAGGGCGAGCCAATCCAGGCCAGGGTCGACAGGCGGCAAGGGCACGCGCTCCGCCAGCCGCTGGAAGTACTGAAGGACCACGAGCCGATCCCGCAACTGGATGGCGTCTGACCTGTGGACGTGCCACCGTATCGCCTGGGGAGGAGGAAGGATGTTCAGAGCCACGGTGTGCCGCGCTGGAATGGCGCGCACCTGGTGAACTGTCGCCGGCGGAGGCGGCGGAACGGGAGCCTGATGAATTGGCTGCAGTGGGGGCAGTGCCGGCGGAGGGGGCGCGGCCATGACCAATGGAGAGGGAGGAAGTGGGATAGCGGCGGGGTCGGGCGCGACGACCGG